GCCCTTAGGGACGGCTCTCCATATGAGAGCCGTCCCTAAGGGCTATCCTGACATCGGAACCATGATGGTCACTAAGGGATTCCTTGTGGCTCATCGTGGAGGTTCGGTCAGCTGGCCCGAGGCATCAATAAGAGCTTATACCAACTCTGTGATGTTCGGAGCAGGGGCCCTTGAGGTGTCTTGTCAGCGCTCGAAGGACGGAATCTGGTTCTTGAACCACGATAGAACCCTTCAGCGCACCGATCCGACGGCTCCGAGTACTCCCGTCACCGAAATGACTTGGGACGAGATCCGAAAGTTCAAGACTGTCGGCGAACCCATCATGAAGGTCGAGGACTACTTCCGAGCATATGGGTCGAGTCACATCACAGTTCTGGATCCGAAGTACTCGGCGACTAATTGGCAGGAGCTGAAGCAGTTCTTCCCATCCGACGCCAAGAATCGGATCATCTGGAAGTTCTCTGTTGACGCAACTTGGCTTGTCAATCAGTGGAAGGCTGACGGATGGAAGTGCTGGGGATACTCTTACCCGGAGCATGTCGCCGATGGTCGGCTTAATGGGTGGGCAGGTCCTTGGGACTACCTCGGAATGTCCTTCGAGGCGGACCAACAGACCTGGACCAAGACCCTTGCCTTGGGTAAACCTGTCTGGGCACACATCTGCGCCACCAGGGACCAATACAACCAAGCAATGCAGAAAGGCGCTGCGGGATGTATGGTCTCTGGTGTAGCGAACATCCTAACCGAGAGTCTAGTCTAGGAGAATCATGATCACGATCGAGAGTCAGGGCGAATGGAAGCTGACCAGAAACTGGTTTGACAGGATGACCAAACTCGACCTGGCTCTGATCATGAATCAGTTCGGTAAGGAGGGGGTAGCTGCTCTCGCCTCGGCTACCCCTTCCCGAACCGGAGCTACGGCTAAGTCCTGGAATTATGAGGTAAAACGTACAGGAAACAACTGGAAGATTACCTGGACGAATTCTAACGTAAATAAAGGCGCCAACATTGCCGTACTCATTCAATACGGCCACGGAACCCGCAATGGCGGCTACGTCGTTGGTCGAGACTACATCAATCCTGCTATCAGACCGGTCTTCGACAAGATAGCTCAGAAGGCCTGGAAGGAGGTCACTAGATAGTGGCAACTATTGATGAGCGGGTAGTCTCGCTCAAGATGAATAACAAGCAGTTCCTGTCCGCCATACGGGAATCTGCGTCCAGTATGGACAAACTCCGTGAGTCCTTGAAGATGGATAACGCGGCAGCCGGACTGAAGCGAGTCGGAGAGATCGCTCGGAACACCACGCTTGGTGATTTGGCTCGATCAGCAGTCGACGCGGCCTCCAATATGTCCATCATGCAGGGAGTCGGCATAGCCGCTCTCGGAGGAATCGGTGCTGCAGCCATCGATGCGGGTAAATCCATACTCCAACAGATGGTTCAGCCAGCAATCGACGGCTTCAAGGAATACGAGACCCAGATTAACGCTGTCCAGACCATTTTAGCTAACACTAGTCAAAATGGTACCACGTTGGACGAGGTTAATGCCGCACTGGACGAATTGAACTCCTATGCGGACAAGACCATCTACAACTTCACCGAGATGACCAACTCGATTGGTACATTTACGGTTGCAGGTATCGGTCTGAACGACGCCACGAATGCGGTCAAGGGCTTCTCGAACATGGCCGCTCTGTCTGGAGCAAATGCTGCACAGGCAGCTGGTGCCACGTATCAGCTTGCCCAGGCCATGAGCTCTGGTGTGGTTAAACTCCAGGACTGGATCTCTCTCGAGCACGCTGGCATTGCCGGTAAGCAGTTCCAGGATGCCTTGATCGAAACCGCTCGAATCATGGATACCGGTGTTGATGCTGCCATTGAGAAGCAGGGGAACTTCCGGCTCTCGCTGCAGGAGGGATGGCTCACCTCCGAGGTCATGCTTCAGACGCTTAAGGTCATGACGAATGACCTATCTGAAGCTCAGATCATGGAGATGGGCTACTCCGAGGAACAGGCCGCTCGGCTTAAGGATCTGGCTCAGCGAGCCGGGGACTCGGCTACACAGATTCGGACATTCACCCAGATGATCGGTACCTGGCAGGAAGCCATGGGATCAGGATGGGCTGAGACTTGGCGGATCTTGATCGGTGACTTTAACCAGGCACAGACGCTGTTTACTGCTGTCGGAAACTGGGTAGGCGGGGTCATTAATGGTATGTCTATGGCCCGGAATGACTTCCTCAAGGGGTTTGTCGCACTCGGTGGACGAGAAGAGATTCTCCGATCCCTGCTGAACCTGTTCAAGGCCACTGTTAAGGTTCTTGGGCAGGTCGGCCAGGCATTCAGCAAGGCATTCCTCAATGCCTCGCCTGAGGGTTTGTACCGAATCGTAAAGGCTTTCGCCGATTTCACTGAGAAACTGATCATCACGGACAACTTCGCTGATAAATTGCAGTGGACGTTCCAGGGTCTGTTCTCAGTGTTCCACATTCTGTGGACGGTAATCTCTGAGGTCGGGCAGGTCATCTTTACTGTTGCTGCGCACATCATCGGGGCGTTCTTCCCGGCAGTTACCGGACTCAATTCCGGCATCTTCCAGGTCACTAAGGTACTTGGTAAGGTAATCTTCTGGTTCGATCAGTGGTTTACTAAGCTCGACATCGGGGGTAAGCTACTCAAACTGCTTCTTCCTCCGATCGATCTGCTCGGCAAGGCCATTAAGTGGGTCGTTGAGAAGATTCACGACTTCATCATGTGGCTCGATGTCGGCACCAAAGTGACGAAGGTTGGACAGACACTCAAGGACCTATCTTCGAAGTTCGGTCTAGTAAAAGACGCGCTTAAGAACTCTATTGTTGGCCAACAGTTCTCCGCTGCGATGGACGCCCTCCATAATGGCATCGACAAAGCGAAGAATAAGCTCCACGAGTTCGGCCAGAGTGTTGGTAACAAGCTCAAGGCCAAACTAAACGCCGGGAAGGCGGCTCTGTCTGACTACTTTAAGGGCTTCAACTTCGGCGATATCTCCAACACAGAGGAAGTAATTTCCAAACTCGGAGAGAAGTTCAACGAACTTGGCGAGAAGCTGAAGATCTCTGAGAAGGTCGAGTGGCTGAAGGCCAAACTCATCGAGCTGAAGGAAGCTCTGGAGGAAGTCTGGCAGAAGATTCAAAATAGCAGTGCTTGGGACAAACTTTCCAACACGGCGCACACCGCTGGACAGAAGGTTAAGGATCTGGCCCTCTCCTTCCGGGACTGGGTGAATGGCCAAGGTGACGTAACAGGCAAGGCTTCTGCTGCCGCAGGGGCTGTTGCCTCTGTTGGTACAGCTACAGCGCAGGCAGCCAAGGACGCGGGGGAAGCAGCTAAGCAGAACTTCATCCTCAAGTGGATGGATGATGTTAAGCGGCTCGCTGATAGGCTCCACCTTCCTGAGATCTTCGACGCTATCAAGAAGAAGCTCATCGAAGTTAAGGAGTTCATCACTCAGACCGTAGCGCCCAAGGTCAAGGAAGCCGTAAACAAGATGTTTGGCGGAATTGGCGAGGCGGCAAAGAATGCTAATGAGAACCTCAAGTCTTATGACATGGGTGGCATTCTGCTTACGGCCCTTGGTGGTGGTGCTCTTGTTGCTATTACCAGCTGGATGAACTCGTTCAAGAAGAACTTTGACAAGATCGGCAGTCTCGCTGATAAACTGAAGGACTTCTTCGACAAGCTGACTGAGACTTTGGACGCCTTCATCGAGCAGATCAAGGCTGAGGCACTTAAGCAGATCGCTATCGCGCTTCTGATACTTGCTGCAGCGCTGATTGTCATGTCACTGGTCCCCTTCCCCAAGCTAATCAAGGGAATCGCCGCCCTCGGCGCCCTATTTGCGATGTTAACATTCGCAATGAAGCAGATGGAGAAGATCGACCATGACAAGCTACAGGGTATTGCCGGTACACTAACTGTTCTTGCTGTAGCAATGGTCATTATGGCCGTCGCTGTCAAGATGCTTGGTAACATGGATCCGGCCTCAGCCCTACAGGGTGTTATGGCACTACTTGTCATCCTTACTGTGCTTACACAGTTCATGGAGACTGTGCAGAAGAATGCAAAGCGCATGCAGCCTAGTGCGAATATTCTGCTCGGACTAGCGGTAGCATGTGTGCTTCTTGCTGGAGCAGTGTATATGCTTGGATCCATGAAGACTGGTACGGCCCTTCAGGGTGTTATTGCTCTCTCAGCGATCATCGCAGCCCTAGCCGGATTCATGGTCATCGTCAGCAAGAACCCTTACATGGGCCGAGGTGCCGCAATCCTGATGTCGCTAGCTGTGTCTGTGAACATCCTAGTCGCCGCTATCTGGCTGCTGGGAAGCATGGATATGGGCAAGCTCGTGCAAGGTGTGATCTCCATTGGAGTCATTATCTCCTTGCTCGCTGTAGCAGTTAACGTCGCCAGCCGTGGAAGTGGTAAGGGTGCAGCGATTATTCTAGCCATGGCCGCGGCTATTGTTGTATTCGTCTATGCTGTCGAGAAGCTCGGTGAGATGGATATTGTCAAACTTGCCCAGGGTATGATCGCTCTAGCAGCGGGACTGGCGATCCTTGTATTCGCCATGGCTTCGGCAGACGCCTTCACTGAGGGCGCTGCGGGACTCGCTCTAGCTGCTGCGAGTATGCTTATCTTCGCTATGGCGATCGAGCGGCTAGCTCAGCTTTCCTGGATACAGGTGGCAATCGGACTAGTTGCGCTTGCTGGCGGGCTGACCGTGCTTCTGGTTGCGGCGTTTGTCGCAGACCTAGTGGCTCCTGGGCTGATTCTACTTACAGCAGTCTTGATTGCTTTCGGTATTGCGCTACTACCTATATCCATCGGTCTGGCAGCATTTGCCACGGTCTTGGGTATCTGTGCCACCTCTGGCGCAGCAGCCTTCGTGGTCTTGATCAATGGGCTCAAGGGTCTCGCGGAGATTCTTCCGAACCTTGCTATTCAGCTGGCGTTGGCCATCACGGCGTTCATTGTCACGCTTGGCGATAAGGCCCCAGAGGTCGGCGTCGCTATGGCTAAGCTGATTGGGGCGCTGTTGTATGCAATTATTGCCAACACTCCGTTGGTGGTACAGGCCATCTTCACGCTTATTAGTGCGTTGCTGACTGAACTTGATAACCATGCCTATGAGTTCGGGTCTAAGGGTGCTGATTCTGTGGCCAAGTTCATTCAGGGCATTGCCGACAACATGCAGAACATTATCAATGCTGGTTCTGACCTGATTGTCAACTTCCTGGATGGTATCGGCAACAATGCCGGACGAATCATCGATAAGGCGGTATGGACCATCCTCAAGTTCCTTGAGGGTGTTCGAGATGCGATCAACAACTACTCGGCCCGATTCCGTCAGGTCGGTAAGGAGATCGCCTGGGCCATCATCGATGGTGTAACCGGCGGACTCGCCTCCAAGGCTTGGAAGATCGGATCTGAGCTGGTTCAGGGCGCCAAGAACGGTATCTCTAAGATGAAGAGCTACCTGGGTATTGCTTCTCCTTCACGACTCATGAAGACTATCGGTGGATTCATGGGCGAAGGTCTTGCTATCGGTATCCGTGCCGAGCATGAGAACATCGCCAACGCCAGCGAGGGAATGGGTAAGACCGCCTACGACGCTCTGTCTCAGGCTCTCGAGGGAGTCAACGAACTCATCGAGGAAGACCCGTCCTACAAGCCAGAAGTCAAGCCCGTTCTCAATCTCGAGGAGATGGAGAAGCAGGCAAAGGGAATTAACAGCCTCATGCCTGCAATCGGTACCACGCTCAATGCGGCGAATGGTGCACGGCCTACAATTCCTGTGGACGCCAAGTTCGATGACAAGAACAGTCAAAATGGCACCACAAACATCACCTTCAACCAGACGAACAACTCACCAGAGGCCCTTGACGCTGCGGATATCTACCGCAACACCAAGACGCAGCTGGCCATGGCAAAGGACGCGTTGACTGTATGATCACCGAAGTCTCATCTCTCACCAAGGGGGGCGAATCCCTCAATCTTGATCTATTCGACCCCTGGAGCTCGGGTATCGCAGTCAAGGAGATCACCGGTCTTGGCCCAGTCAAGACGGAACTCAGTCTTGAGCGATATGCGCTGATTGATGGGGCATTCCTGAAGGGGGCGAGGGTGGGGACTCGTAATGTGGTTCTCACCCTCATCCCCGTCGGGGAAGACATCCAGACTGAACGCCGAAAGATCTACCACTACTTCCCAGTGGGGGAAACGGTGACCTTCGGCGTGGTTACTGATCAGGTGGCCGTCAAGTCCAGTATGATCGTCGAGTCAGTCGAGCCAAACATCTTCTCCGAGAGACAGGAGATCGGAGTCTCGCTGATTGCTATCGATCCTTACTGGCGATCCAACTCCCCGTCAATCACGGGTCTTGTTGGATTCAACGACGTCACACCTCTGTTCCAGTTCCCATTCAAGTCTGCGGACAACCCCAAGGAACTCATCTTCGGTGATATGTCCAACTCGTCTGGTAAGGACATCAACTACCTCGGCGACGCTGACACAGGCGTTGTCATCACATTCTCCTTCAACGGTAATGTGTCTAACCTGACCGTGATCAACCAGACCTACGATGAGGCAATGATCATCAACAAGGTCAAGGATTTCTACCGAGGCGAGCAGCTTGTCATCGACACTCGGCCCGCCAAGAAGTCGGTCAAGCACATTGCCGGCGGTAAGGAGTCGTTCATCACCGGTGTTCTCGACATCAAGAGTCAATGGATCAAGCTCCACCCTGGCAATAACACCATTGGTCTACAGTTCGTCGGGAACCCCAACGACATGGATATCTCTATCGAATACGAGACCTTGTATAGGGGCGTCTAATGCATCTGTTTTATAGAAACCGTCTGGACTGGAAGGACACACGTGAGATTCCAGACGACTTCATCTCACTGAACTGGACTGAAAGGGCTTACGACTTCGGTCAGTTCGAGCTTGCGGTATTCACGACTAACTCAGTGCCTATGTACCGCCTCGGGAACTTCATCTCGAGGGATGACACGGATACCGTGATGGTCATCGAGACCTGCGCTATCGAGCAGCAGAACAACGGTAGTTACAAACACACATATTCAGGCCGTTCTCTCGAAAGCATCTACACCTGGCGAGTCCTGGAGCATAAGACCTTCATCAAGCCTGATGCGCAGCAGAAGTTCAATGCCCAGCTGTTCGCTCAGCAGATGGCCAACAACCATCTCGGTCCCGCGGCTGGTGCTTCCAGGGCTCTACCTGGCTGGACATTCCATGGCGATCCGGAAGTCAGCGAGTATGCCTATGTGAATGATACGGGCCAGAAGCTTCAGGACGGAAAGTGGGTTGTGTGGGACCGTTGCCCCCTCAACGAGCCATTCGGTCAGATCCTTCAGGCCTGTAAACCAAATGGATACCCCCTGTACTACAAGGTAACTTGGGAGCAGGGGGCCTTCCACACCTATATCCGGCACCCTCGCCTTGTCGAGACGATCGTGCTCTCCGACAAGAACGAGAACTTCACGGACTACAAGGCCGTCTACTCCATTGTTGACTCGAAGAATGTCGTCTACGAGATCTTCGACTCCGGCGACGTTGAGCTGAATGACAACTGGATCGCAGACGGAACTACTCACCGTAGGGAGCACCGACTCCGCTATGGCGATGGTGTGGACCGACGGGAGGCCCTGTGGAACAACACACAGGTTCACAAGCCATACCGAGCTGAGGACTGGAAGGCTCTTACTCCCGCTCAGAAGCAGATGGTCTCGGCCTTGACTGAGATGTGGTACCCCTATTGGGTTCTGGACGCCATGTTCCCGAAGTACAATCCGCTGGGCGTCATGTCCGGTAAGATTGACAACTTCTCGAATGTGGAGTACCGTAAGGGCTTCGTCTGTGGGGATGTTATGTACTATGTCCCCACTAACGGGGCACAACCCATTGAGGCCCAGCTGACTGAGATGACTGAGTCCTGGTCCGATAGCGGTTTCACGCAGACGCCTGCCATCTCAATGGCTTCTCGAAACAAGTGGACGGGTGACACATTCCGTCTCAACTACCTACGAAAGGGGCCCGGCATCGTGATCGAGCCTCGAGACGGAGATTTCGCAAATGCCTCTATCTAGTGGTTTCTACAATTCAGTTAACGGGGACAGGGTCTATGACGCTGAGCAGTTCGGTGCCCTGTTCGACGGGATCATCTCGGATGGTGTGTTCCCGAATGTCGGTGACCACTTCCTGGTTCGACCCGGTACCAACGAGATGGCTATCTATGTCGGATCCGGCAAGGCTTGGTTGAACCGCCGTTGGGTGGAGAATACCGCTGACGAGAAGCTGTCTATCAGTGCTGCTCACGCTTCGCTGGACCGTATCGACTCGATCGTGCTGTCTGTTGACAATAACAAGGCTGTCCGAGCCGCTCGACTCGAGGTGCTGACTGGTCAGGCTTCTGGTAGCCCGCAGGCTCCTATACCGACAGACACCCCGGGTAAGAAGTACATGGTGCTCGCCAACATCCGGGTTCTCAAGGCTGCTCGACAGATCTCTCCGGAGCATGTCTCCTCTCGAGTCGGTTACGGTGGCTCTAATGGCGCTCCTTACATCGGTGGGCCGGCGAACACGATCGATCTTGCCGGGCTCCAGAACAAGTTGCAGGGGGAGTTCGACACCTGGTTCAAGGCTGTTCGAGACGCACTGACTCAGGCTGGTGGAAACACGGCTACTGAGGTCGCCAACCTTAAGGCCTCCGATACGGCTCAGAATCTCAAGATCGCCAATGTCGAGTCTCGAGTCGGGACCAATGAGAGCAAGCTGGTTAACATCAACTCCGCTCTCAACAACGCTAGCACCCTCTTCCAGATCGCTAGCCGAGGAAATGCGGGTCTTCACAACTCTCTGTTCCGAGGGGGATCCCTTGGTAACAACGTGAACCCATATCTCACGTCGATCCGAAACGGAACATTCGACAACATGTTCCTGGGCGACTACTTCTCGATCAATGGCGTTACTTGGCGGATTGTCGCATTCGACTACTTCTACGGAATCGGTTACCCCAAGTACCTCCGTCACCATGTGATCGTCCTACCCGACCAGCCCCTCTACACGAGCCGATACAACGACACGAACAACATCCCGACGGCGTTCACCTCGTTCGAGATCGGCCGAACTGGTCTGAACCGAGCCATTTCCACGGCTCAGGGGGCATTCGGTACTGGGAACGTTCTTCAGCCCCTGACGAAGTTCCCGACCTCCTACAACAACCTCTCGCAGATCACTGGTTCGGACTGGCTGGCTCACACGGCTGGTCTTATGACCGAGGACATGATCTTTGGACGTCAGGCCATCTCGAGGCATGACTTCCAGCGAGGGGACCTTGCTATCGGACGATTCCCGATCTTCGAGCTGGCCAAGAACTACATCGCCTGCGACAGTAACTACTGGACTCGAGACATCGCTACGACGAACTCCTCGATCTATGTGGGTACTGACGCATCGGAGTACACCGCGGCCTACACCTCGGAGCAGGGCGTCCGTCCCTACTTCGCGATTGGATGACATGCAGCACTTCGGTCTGAATCCAGTCCTGGACATGAGCCTGGCTATCGTATTCTCGGTGCTGGGCTCGTCCGGTATCTGGGCATGGATTATGAAGCGCGGGGAAAGGAAGTCAGCCAGTACCCAACTGCTGCTTGGTATGGCGCATGACCGCATCGTCTATGTCGGAAAGACATATCTTCACCGAGGCTACCTCACGCTCGATGAGTATGAGGACTTCATAAAGTACCTCTACGAGCCATACTCTGAGTTCGGAGGAAATGGTCTCGCTGAGAGGATCGTCGATGAGGTCAAGCGCCTACCAATCGTCCCCACTCCCAGACCTCCCGCAAAGAAGAAACAAGATGGCTAAGCACCTCAAGGAGAAACAGATGACGAACAAGTCCTACGACATCCTCAAGTGGGTTGCTCTGGTTGCCCTCCCGGCTACCTCTGCGCTCTATGTCACTCTGGCAGCCCTGTGGCACCTTCCCTACCCGACTGAGGTCGCTGGGACGATTGCCGCTATTGACACCTTCCTTGGTGTGCTTCTGGGCGTCAGCTCGAACAAGTACACGGGTAACCAGCCCTCTGGGGCCCTTCACGTGGACGAGTCTCAGGGTATTCACGCCACCTTCGACCAGGGCGTCGGTGAGATGCTCCGGAATGGCAAGGTGACGCTGGACGTCAAGCAGGTCTAAGCGAGAAAAACCTGTCCTATTATGAAACCCTAGAAAGGAGCCGCTATGAAGAACCCCGACCCCATTCAGCAGACCATCGAGTCAGCTCTGAAGGATGCCGAGCTTCACGATCCCTCATCGGATGACTACACCACCATTGTTCGCAATGTTGAGACTCTTGCAAAAGCTAAAGCCCTTGGCGAAAGCAAGAAGCTCAGTAAGGACGCAATTCTTGGTGCAGTCACCTCGATGGCCGGTATCGTAGCCGTCCTCCAGTACGAGCGACTTGCTGTCGTCAGCTCGAAGGCATTCGGGCTCATCATGAAGGTCAAACCCTTCTGAGATTCGTCAGGCCCCCTGTGTAATACGCATGGGGGGCTTGGCTTATCTTTTTTGCCCGCGAGAAAAACGGGGTGTATTATGAAACCCTGACATAGAAAGGACACTCTCATGAACCTCTCTCCCGCAGCTGCACAGGCCGCCCTCGACTACGCTGAGGAGCTTGCTGTAACTGGACTGAGCTCGACTGAGTACGACCACATCTATCTCTGACAAGTCTCTACCCCTGAACAAGGGGTATAGGCTTCGCCGAATTTTCCCGCGTTTATGTTTTTAGTCACATTAGTCACAGGAGTCGCAGAAATAACACACGGTATAATGAAGACCCTAGAAAGGAACCACAATGTTCACCCTCGCTGCTCTCATTGCCCTCCCCTTCGTCATCATCAGCGCCCTGCTGATCATCGGCGAAATCTTCGGCAAGAAGACCCGTGAAATCTGATCCCCACTAACCTCACAGCCAATGATCCCGCCATGGGATCTAGGCTTTTATTTTTTTTTTTCGCGAGTATAACCTAGTGTATAATGAAGACCCTACTCTGAAAGGAAAGCGCCATGTC